ACTCTGCGTATTTGTGATTCTACGTCACTTATAGCCTGAGCCATTATGCTCCGCTTTTCTGAATCTGTAACTGTTGATGCAAAATCCATAACTACCTCTATGACGTTCTCTTGCAGACAGTGACGCCATGTTCCATCGGTATATGATAGACCGTGAAGTCAGTCTTTGCGGCAAGATGTTTAGCGAATCGTGTATAAAAACTAGTATGCGTTTTGGCTAACCCATTGGCATAAATAGATGTCCATTCGCTTGACTCAAACCAAATCATTACACCGCCGACTTTCAATGTATCTAAGTAGGCATCTAGAAGTTTTGTGTTTGGACCGAAGAACCCTATGGGAGTGCTTCGTATAACGTCGTAAGTTCCAGACAAAGACCCGTCAAGAATGTCCTGTTCGTCCACTGCTGAATATCGTGCATCGGGGTAATTCGCTGCCACGCTTGGTTGCGTTAGAGCAAACTGTTCAAAGTGGTGGAGATTCCAATTGTTTACAAATGTGTACTCTCGTCCTGTGTTCTCAAGATCATCAAACAGAGTGACAAGGGGAACGAAAATGGGAGTGAGTATCTTGAGAGTTCCCCCGGTGTCCAGCATGTCCACGACCATGCTTTCAGTGGTGTAGGCGATCCACATCACCGCAGCCCAATTCGGATCAGGGTTTTGGTAAGTCTCGTACTGGATGAGCGCGTAATCATCAGAGATAGCGATACTTCTACGATCCATGTTGATTGCGTCGTAATGAGCAAGTACGGAAGTTGCGTAGTCGCTTACCATGTCTGTGTCTATGTCAGAACTATTGGAAAATTCTTTAGCGATGCGACCGGTTTCAAACCAATGGCTAGACATTACGCGGCCTCCGCTATTTGACGCTGGCGGTGTGCCCGCCGAGTGAGTTGAAGCAAAAGTGACCGTTCAGTTTCAAGATATGAATTTGCGGCAGTGGTGATTCCCAGTGTTCGTTCAAGATCGCCGCCAGTGTAGTTGTCACGGATACCGTTGATAATGTCATCAAAGGTCAGAGTGGCATCGTCCGCCCAATCCAAACCGACAACAAACATGATCACAGCCAAGTTGAACTCAGTGGCGCTCAGATGTTTAGCGGGGTCGTAAAGAGATCCTGCCTCTTCCCAACTATTTCGTAAAGCCATAATTATTCTTTCGACTAAACGTTGGTACTTTCAGTGTTCCGACGGCAAAACATGGTGTATTGGTCTGATACAAATTCAGTAGCGTTTAGTTCATTGTTCCAGCGTGGGATGTCATCATCCCGGTTTATTTTAGTTTCAAAAGTTGGATCGTTTGCGTCGGGGGCGTCTTCGGCAACAGCCCGGTTTTTATTTTTGGCGTTAGCAACCTGAGAGACTTCCGGTACGAACATTCGCGGTTCTGGATAACTCATGCCAATGCCTCCAAAGCCGCAGCCTGTCTCTTGAGGCAATCATATGCCTCATAGTTGGCATGGTCTGATGCGACAGGGATTACTAAAGAACTAGAAATTTCGTCTGATGCCACATCTAATACAAGTGCGAACGCTTGGGTAGAGTATTCTAAATATTTTTTAGCGTCTGCCTTTGCGGCGGTTACTTCTGCTTCTGTTAAAGCCATTCGATCCAACCCTTATAGTGCTGCGAGTGCTGCTTTCACGGCGGCTAGATCAGCAAGAGTTTCCTCCAGCCGCGTCTCTGCCGTGTCTGGGTCAGCAGGGGCAGTATAACTCGCCGCAAGATCGTCAGGGTCCATACCCAAAGCCCAAGACAAACGGTAGATTTCGCCTTCTTTATCAGCGATGACATCGTTCAATGCGGCGGTTTTTGCTGCTGTTGTAATAATCGTAGTGAATTCCATAGAAGAAACCTCGTTCGTAGATCCGGCTCTAGTCGGATCATAGCATAATCCAAAACGAGCGATGACAGGTACACATCTGCGATAACAGTATACGTCCATTTAGCCGTGGGTTAGAGATAGTAATATTGAGTTGGTCGTAAAAGACCATTCTTAACAGACAAAGGAATGAGGTTAACGCATGGCTGAATACAAAGATTTGGCTGAACGTACCGTTGCAACTTTTATTCAAGCCGCTATAGGTGCCATGGGCACCAACAGCGTCATGGATTTAGGCGTTGATAATTGGAAGATGATCCTGATGGCCGGTGTGTCAGCAGGTGTCGCAGTTATCAAGGGCTGGGCTGCAAGCAAGTTTGGTGATCGTTCACCGTCAATGCTTTCATAAGGTTGCAAGAGTAAAAAGACAACCATTTCTATACGTTTCTGTATGGAATAAGCAGGTATCATCTATAACAACTTGAGTGAACTTATGCTCGTTGGGGGTTGTTATGGATGGGGATCTGCGGAAACGTCTTGATGAGGTTGCGAAGTTACTTTCGCAGCCTTTAGAAGAGACGAGCGCTGGGGCAGACCCGGATGTGAGTGGTGCTGTCTTTGGAACAGCCAAAAAGGTAACTGGTAAAGCCACAAGCCTTATTGACCGAATCAAAGACAACATCGCCTATGTCCTTGGTCTGCCCGCAGCAGTTTCAGGAGCCTTTGGGTTTCTGTGGCAGTCATCCGGTGAGGAGGCTGCGCTTGGATATCAAGTGAAGCAATTAGAAGAAGCCGTAGCGGAACTGAAGTCAGAGAATGATCTTCTTGGCGGAGGGGCGAAAAACTTTTCTTTGGATATGAGTGGGGCACCGGGTGGGTCAATAACTGTGCTTTGTATAGCCACTGGATTAATTGTTCTGATCGCACTTCTTTTCTGGTACCAGAGTAAACGTAAAAAGCGGTAGAGCCATGAAACGGCTTACTGCCGCTTTCCTCGCAGCCGCACTAGTTCTTTCCGGTTGCAGTGGGAGTTCTCCTGAACCGTCTCCAACAACGCTCTTCCCCCCTACTACCAATGTAATCACTACTACCACTGGTGCAACTATCGCAACTACCGTTGCACCAGAAGTTCTAGAACAGGTACCTCTCGCTGATCACGCTATTCCAAATTATCAAGCCAAAGACGATACTTTTTCGTTTGAGAATTTTGGTGGTGGTGAAGCACCAGCAGACCTGACAGTAAATATGACGCGTCGCCTTTACGGTGATAGTCAAGTTTGTTCAGATGTAACTGACGGCCAATGTACGCCGTATCCAGTGATCTTGCAGTTGATGTCGCAGGCCAACAAGTCAATGCGCGGTGGGTTATGCGAAGGCTTGGCGGTTTTGAGTCTGCGCCTTGCGGGCGATTTGGAAACTCTTGCAACATTCCAAAACACACAAACCGTTGCGGAACTCATCAAACAGGATCCAGCACTTCTCTCTGAGATTGCTTACTGGTATGTAACCCAGTTCGCCATGGAGGTACAGCAGGAAGCCTCCTCTTATCTAGAGAAGTCTCCCACGGAGTTGGCAGAGGTTCTTCTTTACGACTTCTCAGAAGCGGAAAAGGGAAACACACACACCGGTTTCACAATCGGTATTTACAGCGAAATGGGCGGCCACGCCGTTACGCCTTACCGGGTGGAGGAGATGGCCGGTGGCTACCGCATCTACATTTACGATTCCAACTGGCCCAACGAAGAGCGTTGGATTGACGTATCCAAAGATGGCCAGTGGATCTACGCCCTTGCTGCGACTAACCCCACGGAACAGTCAGAGGCTTGGTCTGGTGGTACGGGAACCATGGAACTCACTCCGATGCGTTCCCGATCTGGTCCGTTCACATGCAGTTTCTGTCCTCAGGAAGAGGGGGAAGAGTCGGGGACGATGCTTACCGTTGCCGCCTCTGGCAGCAAGCAGATGGCTCTCAAGATTGAAACCGAATCAGGTGACAGGTTGGGTTACTACGACGGCACGTTCGTCAATGAGATTGAAGGTGCCACCTATCGTTATTTGATTTCAGGGCCAAGCACTGCTGATCCAGTTTTGGTGTTTCTCCCGCCGGGAGTGGAATCGTTCACCGCAGATGTTGAAGAGATCGACGTTCCAACTCCTGAAGCAGAAAAGCCAACATCCACTAGAGACAGGATTGAAGAGGCACTAGAGGAAAAAGCAGAAGAAGAAACTGAGCAAAAGTTCTCCTTGCTGGTTTTGAATGAAGAGAAGTCTGTTCAGATCGAAGCCGTCATCGTGGAGGAAGAAGAACCCGAACGGTGGGAAGAGCCAGAAGCCGAACCTGAAGAAACTCAGTCATTGTTGGCCTTCTCTGAAGAAGCCATTGAAATCGCTGACATCGAAGAAGCGACTGTGGCGATTGCGGTTGATGCTCTAGAGATTGAGATCGAACTGAATTCCGGCCAGCAGATTGAGGTGGCTTTTGCTCCGGATCCCGTAGAAGCACAGCCCGGTGTTCCTGTTCTGGATCCCGTCAGGGACACGTTGGACATCGCCATTCAGGATGATCAAGGCGAGGTCTTGGCTGAGGTAGCGGTTGACATGGCTGCTTACCGGGTTGTCGAACAGGTGTTCGATGAACCAACTGTCACCATTCCAAATGAGCCATCGACTACCCCGCCACCGCCACCGGAACCTGTGATTGCTCCTGTTCTTATCGAACTGGTGTTCGATGAAGAAGTTGGGGAAATAACTCAAGAAGCAGTTGAGATCGAAGCGTGGGTTGCTTCGGATGCCGAATATTTCCAAGCGGTCGCTGAGGATCGTATTGAAGAAGTGTTGGGTGCTTCTTATGTCGAAGAGATTCAATCAGTTGAGGAGTGGGAAGCCCCTGAAACATTTGAGGAAGATGAAATAGATTTCATTGAGATTCTTCTCAACGTCGATGAAGAGTATTGGGAAGACGAGCAGTGGGAGGAGGTGGCCTACGACGACGAATGGTTTGAAGAAGAACAAGAATTGATGGACGACCTCTTCGGTGAGGCTGTCGATGTCGAAGAATTATT